CTTCAAGTCGGCGTTTAACGAAGAATTCCCGATTATCAAGTACCGCTTAAACGTTCCACGAAACATTATGGATATGACGAGAGGATCAATTTCAGCCAAATACGTCTATGACATCGACACTGACTGGGGCGGCTTGTCCAATACCGGCGCCAACGTTGAGGGCAACTTCCCCCTTTTTCACGAAGTCGAAAGTTACGGGTTCTTTGATATCCATAGCTATCTTTTAGCTCTCAGAGAACTAAAACACCTAGTTTTCCGCCACGCCATGAACATGCACTATAATATCATAGAAGACGATGACGCCAAGATGGATGTTCTCGAGCGGTCGGCAGGCTGGTTAGACATTGATTGGGGCTGGAATTTTTGGAAAATCAAATATGATAACCATTCACATGGCACAGCCGAGGACAAAGCATGCGTCCCAAACTTTGGCAATTATGTTACTACCCAGCGGAACCACAAAGACGGCGTGCTTTCTAGAGAACAAGCGTTAGCCAAGGAAAAAGAATACCCGGGCACGTACTGGCGCCCGGGCGTCTGGTATGACTCAACCCCATGGTCAGACGGCAACGACGCTCTTCGTCCAGTAGGCAATAAGATAAACCCGTCATCTACGTATCCTGGCAATCGAGCCCCTTCGAGCCTCGAGATGATATATGACCCAATCCTTGGCACTGACACAATATGGAATAAAGGCTTTGTTAGTGGCGGCCTCTACGCCGCAGAAAAAATATTCAAACCTATTCCGCTAGATAACGCCATCCGGTTTAATATTTACAATGTATTCGAAAAAATATCACAAAAATATGCCACCCATGCTCACACTTCTGATGAACCTCATGGCCACTATTCAGCCCGCTCACCGGGCATCGACAAACTAGTCCAAAGTTTTTTTATGAAGGAACAGTTTACAATTATTGCTGTCATCATACGACTTCTAACTGAAAAAAACTATCCCGAGTTAGATAAAACATTTAGCGGATCAATCAGAAAAACCACTGAAATTTTAATAGCTGCCATGGCATCTGCACAAGGAGATTATAGGAAGGTAAAGCTCGGCGGCGGCCGCGACAACGAGTATACACTTGCAGAAGCGCTGGATGACATATATAATTTTGGTAAGTTAATTGTAAAAGCTGTAATCACGGCAACGGCAAACACGGTTGATCCTACATGGGTCACCCCATGGTTTTTCCCCGGCCCCTTCACTCCATTTGGCATTCTTGCTAAATATGAGGCACCCGGTCGACCGCTCGGATACGTTCCACCCATATTTAAACAGTGTGATGATTTAATGGATGAACAAATAGACTTGCTCGCGGAAATAACAGAAGACGAAAAACCAAAATAATAATAATAACTAAAATATTCTATTAATCTAATTATATTCTAAGAGGATAAAGAAAATATGGCATTTGGTTTCTCACCGGTAATCCCCCTACAAGAAGACAATGAAGATGGATTTTACGTTTTGACCAAAACATTGGCCGAGAACACAAAACAAAATTTCAAGAATCTTTTGTTAACAGTTCCCGGTGAAAGAGTGATGCATGCCGATTTCGGCGTTGGCCTGAGAACTATGCTTTTTGGTACCAACCGTCTTCGTAAAATTGATGAACAAGTTAACACTTATATGCCATTTTTACAAGTCGACAACATAGAATTTTTAGAGAATGACCCAAATATGATGGGTGTAAAAATATTTTACTCTGTTCCGTCTCTAAGCTTATCAGACTTGTTAACAGTATCTAAAATTAGTGTTATTTAATAATATGGAAATAAACATATGCCAAAAATAAAAAAACCGATTATAAATTATACTGCTCGAGATTTCGCTTCGATCAAACAGGAACTTGTGGATTACTCGCAGCAATACTATCCCGAAACCTTTAGGGACTTCAATGAAGCTTCGTTCGGTTCTTTGATGTTAGATATGGTCTCATATGTTGGAGATATTGTATCCTTTTATACAGATTACCAAGCGAACGAGCCCAACAAATGGGATACAAATACAGCCCCAACGCTGCCTCTTTTGGCGACGTTAGTTTCTTTGTTACAGTTCCGGCACAAGCAACAACAGTCGGCCCCGATTTGTCATATGCTCCAATTCTTAAAAAAGGCTCAACCTTTTCTAGTTTAAATAACATTTTGTTTACTTTAATAGAAGATGTTGATTTTTCTACGACAACAGACGCTATATTAGTAGCTACTACAATTTCAGACGGCTCCGCTCCAAGTCACTACGCTTTAAAGGCCAATGGCACCGTATTGTCGGGCGAATTATATTCGGAAGAGTTCACCATCGAGGCATACGAAAAGTTCTTACAGTTAACAATCTTAGATCAAAACTTAACTGAAGTTGTCTCTGTATATGATTCCAATGGTAACAACTATTATGAGGTTGACTATCTCACACAAGATGTTGTTTATGTCCCGGTATTAAACACTAATTCTAATAAAGAGTTTGCCAAAAACATTCTAAAGCCAGTTGCTGTTCCACGGCGCTTTACAGTTGATCATGGCCCCGTTTCAACCACTTTACAGTTTGGTTTCGGTACCGAGAACAACGAAGAAAAGGTTTTAGATCCTACAAATGTCATTTTAGATATTTTTGGCAAAAACTATATTCAAGACAAATCTTTCGATCCGACTGTGTTGACGAAAACCACTAAGCTTGGTATAGTCCCGAATAATACGGTCTTAACTGTTGTTTATAGACGGAATTCTTTCCGTGACGTTAACGTGTCACCAGATACTCTTGTGAAAGCCGTCTCCCCGCTTTTTAAATTCACAGATAGAACCACGTTAACTAATAATAAGGTCTCTACAGTTCTTAATAGTTTAGAGCTAACCAACGAAACTACAATTACGGGCGATGTCTCAGATATCACCTCAACAGAATTAAAATTACGCGCACAAGGCGCATATGGCGCTCAAAATCGCGCAGTTACCAAAGAAGACTATATCAGTTTAGCATATAATATGCCATCAAACTTTGGCCAAATTAAAAAATGTGCGCTAACTCGCGACGAAACTTCATTTAATGGTAAAAATTTAAATTTATTTGTTGTATCCACCAACACTAACGGCACTTTGGTTGCCACAAACGACATTATAAAGCAAAATTTGAAAACATGGTTCACTAGATACAAGATGATTGGAGACACAATCGACATTTTAGATGCGAGAATAATCAATCTTCAAATCAATTTCTCAGTTGTTGGATTCGCTAACATCAATAAATATGATGTAATCGACTCATGTATTTCTACATTAACTTCATATTTCACAGATTACTATTATGACGTGGCAGAGCCCTTTAAAATCACTGATGTTTACAAGTTATTGAACAACATTAGCTCAGTAGTCGACACCAAAGATGTACAAGTGACACCAAAAATTGGTACCCTTTACTCGGACTTTGGAGTTACTTTTGAAGATCTCATCTCCGATGATGGTCGCTATCTAATCCCACCCGACGATACGGTTTTTGAAATTAAATTCCCATCCCTTGATATCACGGGAGAGATAATTTAATGGCCATAAAAAGATATTTTGCATCTAAAGACAATACAATTACCAATGCCTATAAAACAAACTTAACTACTCGCGGCGTCAGCGGAAATATGGGTCAATCTGATATTCTAGAAATGTTTCATATCTATGCACAAGCAAGTTCTTCTTCAATGGAAAATTGTAAGATACTTCTTAAATTCGACTTGGATGAGATTACAACCGATAGAACGGCAGGAAATCTACCGGCCTCTGGAAACGTAAATTTTGTTTTATCCCTTTACGATGCGCCACATAGCCAAACAACTCCAAAGGACTTCACTGCTATGGCAACAGCGATATCGCAATCGTGGGAAGAGGGATTGGGCCTAGACATGGAAAACTATTCGAACGCTGGCTCATCCAACTGGCTTAGTTCAAGCGGTGCTACACGATGGGTCGATGATAATGGAAATTTCCTCACCGGCAGCAGCTATAAGACTGGTTCAGACGCTTCTCCATCAGAATATCTCTTTTCTCAATCTTTTTCTACTGGCTTCGAAAATTTAGAAATTGACGTAAGTCATATGGTTGAAGATTGGATAAAGGGCGCTGCAGGCGGTGGTTTAGATCATTATGGATTTGGCGTTCATTTAACTGGCAATTTAGACTCAGCTACCGACTCTTATTATACTAAAATGTTCTTTGCTCGCGGTTCTCAGTTTTTCTTTAAGCGCCCAACTCTAGAAGCAAGATGGGACAGCAGTAAAAAAGATAACAGAGGAAACTTTAATTTAAGTTCTTCTCTAGTTCCCGCTTCTGATAACCTGATGAAGCTCTACCTTTATAACGTAGTAAGAGGACAACTCACAAACATTCCTGCAGTTGGCGAAGATGACTTGCTCGTAAGTATTTACAGCGGTTCTTCACCATATTCTGCTGCACCAACCGGCGCTAAGATTGGATTGGCTTTGGGGGGCGGTACTGTCGCCTCTGACGACATTAACACAACTGCTTCTTTTGTAGAAACAGGTATATATTCATGTTCCTTCGCTTACACTTCATCAGCAATAACAACAATCTATGATATCTGGCATAGTGGTGGCATAGAGTATCATACCGGCTCTGCCATTACAGTAAACACACATGATAGCCAAAATTATAATATAGACCAAAAATATGTTTCTAAAATAATCAATTTAAAAGCTGTATACTCTAGAGATGAAACGGCAAGATTCCGTGTATACACTCGTCAAAAGAATTGGTCTCCAACGATTTATACAAAAGCTACGACAGCGATACAAACATCAATAGTCGACGATGTTTACTATCAAGTAAAGCGAGTAAATGACAATCTGGCCGTTATACCATATGGTACCGGCTCGAGCAAACAAACTCTTGTGTCATATGACGTTTCCGGAAGCTATTTTGATTTAGATATCAATCTATTAGATTCAGATACTGTTTACGAAACAAGCTTTGTATATGTTATTAACGGTTCTTATGTCGAGCAACCAGAAAAATTTAGATTTAGAGTTGAATAAAAATGTCCTTAAAAGATTTATTTAAAGAAGACAAAATTTTACAATCTTTCGAACCGCTTACAAAAGAGGATTTCGCTGATGAAATAGAATCCTTTGATTATGCAGCGGCAGTTCGAAAGCGTGACGAACGTTACGTTGCAACGGAAAACTTCTATGATCCCGCCAACTTCGCTCGATTTGGTTTGGCCGAAAAGTATTATGAAGACACAATTAAAAGAATCTATAATACATATCCTTACGATGGCTCTCTAAAAGAAAAAGTTTTATGGGAAGTATCTTCTTCATTACTAGATCTTTATCTTTTCGAAAACGGATATCCCCGAACAACCGGTTATGCCAATTTTTTAACTTCTGTTGCAACATCCGGTGAAGATGGCGATTGTTATCCACCTTCTGGCGATAACGAATATATT